CGCGAGCACTAGACGACCTTGTCTAGCGAAAGTCTCTCGGGAAGCGTGATATAAACCTTTTCTTAAGGAAGTGTCATGACTCCTATAACGGGACCATTTAGTGAGACTTGGGCGTCAAATCCAGAAGGGCCAAATGCGGTTATCCGTTCATTCGGAAGCCGTTCTTGGTATCGACAGAGGAAGCCTTACAACCTTCCGCTGACGTATCAGGCTCAAAGGGGCACCAACGATGTGAGATTGCTATTGAACAACACACTGGTTTCTTCCAGTGGGTGGAACAAGAGCTTTCAATCTAAGTGGCGCCCTTTCGTTTACTCCGATCTAGGCGGGGGAGACGCAATGCTTGCCTTCATAACCAGTCTCGAGTCTGAGGCCAAAAACAAGGCCTTGGCGCGTTTTAACGCGAAACGAGGTGAGAGAGCTTCTTTGGGAGTAACTCTCGCCGAGACCTCGAAGACTACGCAGATGATAGAGCGAAGAGCTCGTCAAACTCTCAAAGTCGTGTCTGCCTTGCGGCATATGCGACTGGGAGAGGCTGCGCGTCACCTGGGGATTTCCCCGATGACGGTACGGGAGAGAGCTCGGAAGGCGTCAAGCCTTCAACTCGAGATCTCTTTCGGCTGGATGCCGTTTATAGGTGATATGTATAAGGCCGTGCAAGTGCTTAATGCACCCATTCCTTGGGGAGTTACCCGGGGTTCAGCGACTGTCAAAGGCGACTATATAGTCTCCTCTGGTATTTACGGTGCTTCGACTCATAAGGTCAAGGTCCGTGCTTACGTCGCTGCGGTCTTAGAGGTAGAGCGTCCAGATTTGGACCTCGCAAGCAGGTTAGGTTTAACGAACCTGCCTGGCATAGCATACGAGCTTGTCCCTTGGTCATTCGTGGCCAATTGGGTTTTCAATCTCGAAGAGTACCTCGCTCAATTCGAAGACTTTCCTGGCGTCAGGGTGGTTAACCCCCACTATGGTGTCTCGATCGACGACGACTTTGCTATGTGGCTGGACGATGACTTGAGCCCCCCTGTGAGTCTTACTCATAAGGGTTCAGGGTTCGGCCGCAGTTTTAGGCGGACGGTGGGCTCGCTACCTACTCAAAACCTAGGACTTCGTCCCTCAATCGGAATGGGATTCTCGAGAGCGCTTAATGCGATCTCGCTTCTAGTGCAGAAGGGCATTAGAGGTCGTTAGGACCCTTTCGTAATTTTAAAGGCTCTCCTTTTGGAGCAAACTTTACCTAAAGAGGTATGATATATGCCAACAATGGCTAACATCACTGTGAAGGCCGCCAACGGGACGACTGACGTCGTCTACGTAGCAAAGTCGCCTTCGGCTGGGGACACTGTCCCGGCCATCTGGCGTAACGAGTCCGTGGGTACTGCGCCCGCACATATGCCTGAGCTGCGATTGACCTGGAGGGAATCCCCCAACGGGCAAAAGCGCCGCGGCCGTGCGACGTACGTGTACCCGCAAATCGCTACTGACACGACGACCTCAACCACTTCCGTGATCGACAAAGCATCCGCCGGCGTGGATTTCGAGTTGCCGAAAGGCTTCCCGATTGCCAGTGCCGGAGAGTTTGCCGCTCAGTTCGGGAATCTGTTCGCTAGCGCGCTTGTTAAAGCGTGCAATGCGGACGGGTACTCGGCTCAGTGAGTCGACACCTCGTCTAGGAAGTGAGAGGTCAACAGCCCTATGCATGACGCAATAGCTGTAGCCCTATCTGTAATGGAAGGGCTTGCGTGTCCACGTTCTCTTGGGGTTAAAATCCTGATTGAATGTGGTGAGTGGCGACAACTCGCAGAGTTGCGTTGCGATCCGCGTCAGTACGCGACACCTGATGAATACTTCCGCGCCGCATCGGCAACGGAGTTCCTTCGCAAGTGTCCGGATCTCCCATTAGATGGTGTGAATCGCCGTGAGGCGGCTCTATCCAAATGGTGGGAGGCGGAGAGGCAGTGTTTTCGGACCAATCGGCGCCTTGCTCCGTTTGTCGGTCGCGGTGTCTTCGGACACCAAGTCGACGAGCGCGTGCACGACTTTATTAGTCGTGTGCGGAAAAGGGTTTGGCGCGTTTTAGGTTCGAAACCGCTCTCCGATCTCAGCCCTCGGCTGGGACCTGGCGCGACGCAGAGTGACCGGTCAGGCTTTACCACAGTGCCTGATAAGTTCTCATCTGCGCTCACCATGACCCCGAGCGCTTGGCCCTTCGTTGTCCCCTGGTTGGGGACTAAATGGGGGCAAGCACACGTTAAGCTCGGGCTGGAAGGGTCGGAAGTACGCGGAAATGCGTACTTCACAGTCCCCAAAACGGCGCTCACTGACCGCTCGTGCGGAAAGGAGCCATCGTTGAATGGGGCTTATCAACTCGCCGTAGGGCGTGTGATAAGGGCTAGGCTGTTCCGGTTTGCCGGGATTGACCTAGACCACGGTCACATAGAGCATGGAAAGCTTGCCCGTGAGGGTTCGCTAACTGGGTGCTATGCGACGATCGACCTTTCGAGTGCGTCCGACACGGTAGCTGACAACTTGGTCAAGTTGTTGCTGCCTCCTGCTTGGTATGATCTCCTGGATAGCCTACGTAGTCCTTACACTTCGGTGGACGGTAAGTGGGTGAAACTCGAGAAATTCTCAAGTATGGGAAACGGCTTTACCTTTGAGTTGGAAACCTTGTTATTCTGGGCCATAAGTTCAGAATGCCAGGCGCCGTACGATGAACATCAAGTTCGTGTGTATGGTGACGATATAATCGTTCCGACTGAGAGTGCGAAAGACGTCGTCGGGGCTCTTTCCTATTTTGGATTCTCCTGTAACAAGGAGAAGACTTTTGTGGAGGGAGCTTTCAGAGAGTCGTGCGGTTCGGATTACTTCCAAGGCGTGGCCGTGAGGCCTTATTACCTAGAAGGATTTCCGAATGAACCATCAGAATGGATCGCACTTGCCAATGGGATTCGACGCCTGGCTAACCAGGACCGTCGTTTTCCTCGCCGTTGGGATGATCTTCGTCGTTCTTGGTTTCGGACTTTGGACAATCTTCCGACTCGCGTCAGAAGTATCCGTGGTCCCGAGACCCTTGGCGACGTCGTCATCCATGACGATGAGAGACATTGGCGAACTCGCTGGCGCTCAAACTGCATACGATACCTCCAGGTGTACCGTCCAAAAGCCCTTTCGAGGGTCCGATGGGAGGGATTTGCCTATGAGGTTCAGTTTGCAGCAGCACTGTATTTTGCGGGAAAGGGACGAGAGGGACCCACCAGAGACCCCTTAGGGAATCTGGTGCCTCGCGAACCCGTACTTACCCACAAAATCGGGTGGTTGCCTTACTCGTGAGAGCTAGGCAGTGCAGTCGGGATAGACTCCGATTGCAGCGCATTCCGGACTTTGTCCGGCCCTACCTTTAACAAGTAGGGGGAGGGGCCGCTTTGGCCTATAACACGGG